ATACTCACCTTTTCTGAATTGTAGACTTTTTTCGTCTGCAATTGTTGAAATATTATTCAAAGGTTCAATCATTTTGTCAACATCTTCCATCAATTCTTTCCACCCTTGAGTGGACATCATGGAAAATCTCTCTTCGTAGTACTTCTGAAGTTCTGGATTCATTGTCTAGTCATCTGTTTTTCAACAATCTTAGCCTTGTTCTGAATATCAGCTTCTTTAAGCATCAATTCAGCAACTTTGACACGCTTATCAAACTCTTTTGAAGCCAAAGCGTCATCAGTAGGGAGGTTCTTGGTATTAGCCGCCATACTCTTTGCTTGCAACTCAATAGGCATCAATTGCGCTTCAGTCAATAACTTTTGCGCTTCAGCCTTATTCTGCTCTGCTTGTGTAGTTTGGACAGCAATCTGAGCTTGAGCCAGTTGCATAGCCAATTGTTGTTGCATCTGAGCTGCTTGTTGAGCCTGTGGATCAGCCGTAGCCATCTTGTCTAGCATCGCAATCAACTCAAATCTGTTTGACAGAGAAGAATTAGCCATGATGCCCTTCAAAATGATAGGCAAAACAGGTGTATTAGGGCCAAGAGTTTGAAGGAGCGCAATAAATTGTTGTTGCTCATGCTCTCTCGCAATGATTCCAAGCGCTGCCGTAGGAATGAACTTCATGTCCACAGTAGGATAACGCTCTGGATCGAACTGCATATAGCGATAGGCGGCTTTGGTGATGAAGGGGATCATAAAATCCTCTTGGAAGTTCACCAAGGTACGCTTGTATTTCTTGATAATTGAGGCAGTAGCCATCGAAATACCGCCCTGACCCGCATCTCTGGCAACCGCAGATACCATTCCCTGAGAGTCAAGAGTGCCTGTTGCCATCAAAAGCATACGCTCAAACTCTTTGGCAGTTGTCAGGTTAGAACCATCCGTATTTCCGAACTTGAACGGGAACAAAATCTCATTGGGATTGCCGTTTGTCAGGATAGCCTTGCCTGGCTTTACTTCAAACTTAGCACCCCTTGGTAGGCGGGTGGCATCCATAGCCATCATTGGGCTAGTTGTCAGAGCTAGTGAATCTAAGTGGCTACGCACTTGGGCATCAATAGCCTTTTGTGAGTTGTAAGCCTTCTCTACAGTACCACGACCCAACAAGCGATTAGGAACTGTATCGTCCTGATAAGCAAGAATCGGTCTGTCCTTCATCATGTATGGGTTCTTTTCTGCCTTTAGAAGAACACCATCATTGGCGATCACTACGATAGCCTCAACCAGATCGGAATACTCATCCTGAATACTGTCTTCAGGGAATAAGTCTTCTACCTCTGAGCCATCTTCTTCTACTTGGTCAAGATACTCTCTAGGAACTAAACCATAGTAGGTCAAAAGTTTAACTTTATCGTCTTCGTACTGAGAAACCTCTTGTGTAGGCTCTAAGTCTATATCCATAGAGTCAGTGCCGACCTTTACCTTGCGGTAGATGCCTTCTTCTTGACCTTTTACGATTTTGTGGATAGATACATACTTCTCAATAGCCACACCCATACAGTCATCAATAGATGTTCCATTGGGGTCAAACAAGAAGTTACGGGGGTTAACAGGAACAATCTTGACTGCAATGCGGTCTTGTTCTACCACTCCGATAGCCGCTTGTCCCATTTGACCAGGTATTGCCTGAGTAGCTGGGACAAAGACTTTCTCTGTTTTGACAACAATCTCACCAATACCAGTACCATAGATTTCAGCAAGTAGTTCAATCTGGTCAATAGACTTGCGAATCTTGTCTACTTTGAAGTCTTCCATCAGTTGTGCTTTGATGGCAGCAACATCTAGGGGACTACCATTGACATCACGAATATCGTCTTGAATATCAAAGAACTCACCTTGACCAAAGATAGCCTCCATGATTTCAGCATGGCGTGTCTCTACGGCTTGTTGGGTAGCGGGGGTAACGATACGGCTACGCTCTGACTCACGGGTTTTATCTTGAGCATCCCATTCACCATTGAAGATACGCTCATACTCTAGCCAATCATCAAGGCAATTGACATCTCTCCAATCCCTCCATCTGTCACAATGGTCGACAACAAAGTTAACTATCTCTTTGTCTGAGTCACTAGGTTCTTGGAATTCCATTCTTATACCCCACTAATAATATCTACTGGTTCCCAATCTTCTGAATCATCTTCTTCCATGTAAGATGTAACAGCAAGTTGGTCAATGTAACTAAGGGAGTCAGGTAAGTCATCATGGACTCCTTGAGCAGGGAACAGGATTAACTGGTCTACAAACTCATCCCAATCTTCTTCCGAATTTAACACAATTCTGCCATGCTCGAACCTACCTTGTAAAGCCCAGATTATTCTGTCTGCTTTTTTTCTATTCCCGTGGGTCAAATCTATAATGTGAGCATAGGTGTTGTTCTTTCGCATCAAGTCGCTTAGATAGGGCAAAACAGCGTTCTTTAGTGCCCCCCTCTCTATTCCTACAGATAAAGGGCGGTAGTCTCTGATGGCAATCAGTATCTTGGAGGCTGTCTCACGGATATCCCATCTTCCATGTTCAATCTTCTCAACAAACCACTTTCCATCGTCTGTAACCTTAACGATTGAGATAGCAGACTCATCCAGACGCTTCTTAGAGTTAGCCGCTTGTTTGGCAACTTCCTCAAATCCCGCAAGGTCAACAGCAATGAAGTAGCTTCCATAATCAGGTTCTACCCCGTATTTAATCCACTCCTCCTTGAAGATGTCTGAGCCAGCATTGGTAAACGAAGCCATGTACTCTTGTTTAAAAGCAAAAGTACTTAGGGTTTTCTTAGCGGATTCAATCTCTTTTTGGTCAATCAGAGGGTTATCAGCAGTGGTGAAGTGCCATGATTTCCAATCAGGATCATCTTCTGACTCGCCTAGTTTAAAGGTATCGTAGAACCAATTTCTCCCCTTTGGAGTTCCGATAAAGAGTGCTCTCCCCCGTTTATCACTCAAACTGGCCCTGATGACCTGTTCCCAAGCTTCAGGCTTAATATCAGCAACCTCATCCAGAACGGCATAGGTCAGACTGACACCACGAAGGGTATCAGGTCTATCTGCCCCACGAACGTATATCCTAGCCCCGTTTATCAGGGTAATGTCTAGGTTGTTCACATGGGATGACTGAATAACCTCTCTACCAAGGTCTAACAATAAGTCCCAGATGATCTGTCTTGATTGTCCCATAGTGGGACTAACGTACAGAACCGCAGAGCCTTGTGGACACTTGAGTCCCTCAATCAGTAGAGTAACTGCCGCCATCCGTGACTTACCGCATCTACGCCCAGCAGCCACAACCTTGAATCTAGTCGTATCCTTGAATACCTCTTGTTGCCAAGGAAGTAGAGAGAAATTCAGATCAGCCATACTTTGCCTCTACGTCTTCAGGTTGTTCATCAATTATGGTTGGTTCTTGTCCTAAACCAGTGATATTGATGGTCACTGCTGATCTCTGGCTCTTGTCCTTTTCAAACAAAGAAACAGGGAGAGTCCTATCAAGACACATCTTCAGTGCTACTAGTTGATGGGGATGGTCATCATTAAGGGCTATCTCAATAACCTTCTGAGCCACATCCTTACCACCAGACCTAATCATCAGCTCTTTAAGCTCTTTAAGACGTTGATGGTCTGTCTTAGGTAGTACAAGGGGTGGATTGTCAGCAAACCTCTGTATGGTCATCTTGACGCTTCCCTTTGGTCTTCCTCTTCCTCTTTTCAATTGTTCCATTAGTTCTCCTTGGAATTGTCAATTTAGCTTTTTCGGTATAGGGGCGGCTCCACAAATATCTCACAACCCAACCTACCCCCTCCCCCCCCATACTTCCCACCACCTAGGGTTTACCCTCATGTCTTTTTATACAGCTTATGGTTTACCCTCATGGTTATCCGTACATCACTGTCAATCTATCCAGTTGTTCCAAATGAGAATCGTTCGCATTTACATCTTGTTGTGTGAAAGAGACAGATGCACCTTTTTAGGGTTACTTGAATCTTAATGAGAACTGTTCGCATTCCCTTCTCTTATCCTTCCCTTAGTGTTTACCCTACCATTGAATCCTCTGTTTGGGGCTGTTGTTTATCTGCGACAATATTTAAAATACTCATGTCCATGTCAGGGCGAAACCCTTGATTGTGGGCGTAGTGGTATAAATCCAACACTGTTTCAAACCCTCTGCATATATTGCCCTTACCCGCAGAAAGCAAGATGATTCGTTCTGGGTCTGTCAATGTCCTTTGGAAATATCGGGTATTAGGTTTTGAGGGTCTGCCCATTGTTTTTTCTCTAATTTATTGAATTTAAATAATTGTAAACCATTGTTTTAAGGGTTTCTACTTATTTTAATAAAAGGCTCAGGAAGGCCATTTTTAGCCCCTCAGAGCGTCTCAATGTGTTGCCCATACTTTCCCCTGAAAAAAAGTTATTCACACCAGTAGTGATACTTGTCCACATTTTGACTCTTATATAAGACTAAAGCCTGTGAATAACTGGTACTCCATAGGGTATCAGCATCAGGGTTTACCCTTAAGGGTTTAAAGTTGTAAAACATAGGGTTTTCCCTATAGGTCGGCTCACTGGTAAAACTAAAATATTGCTTAGGAACTGACCTTTTCAGTGTTTATTAAATAGGCGTAAACATCATGACCAACACCCGCGAACAATGGCTTTCAGAGGCTACCTCAGAGCTTCGTACACTGTTTAAACAACATGGCATTGACTTACCTTTAGAGGTTCGCTCAAGCTGTGGGTTTCCCTCAAAATCTGCCCTCTCGAATAAGAATCGGAGAATCGGAGAATGTTGGTCAGCCAGAGCATCAGCCGACAAACACGCTGAGATTTTTATCTCTCCAACGATCAGCGATTCAATGCGGGTTCTTGACATCTTGGCGCATGAGCTTGTCCATGCTTGTCACCCTAACGATGGACATGGCAAGCTGTTTAAACGCACTGCCTTGGCAATCGGCTTAGAAGGCAAAATGACCGCCACAGTAGCGGGCGAGAAATTCAAGCTCTGGGCTTCTCCTGTTTTGGAAAAGTTAGGCATTTACCCACACGCTGACTTGATCCCCTCAAACGCTCAAAAGAAACAGTCAACCCGAATGCTCAAATGTGTTTGTCGTGATTGTGGTTATACAGTTCGTGTGGCGGGTAAGTGGCTCAATGAAATGGGTGCGCCTCATTGCCCAGATCACGGAGAGATGGACGCTGTTTAAACAACATACACTGAGCCAACGTGACAGGTTGGCTTGTTGTGCGCTGTTGCACTACTTTGAAAGGCTTTAATTATGTCAGCAATCACTAACCCAGATCACATTGCACAATTCCAAATTCTTGCTTTGAGGCAAGCTCTCAATCTTGAAATTATGGGCATGAAAAAGCGTGGCTCAAGTGCTTATGCAACCCTCAAGGCGATGGGCTTTAAAGGTACACGCCAAGAAATATTCGATCAACTCTCAGAGCTTCGCACCCAGTGGCTAGGTGAGAGCGTTTAAACAACTTCAAAGGCTTACAAATGAACACTTACAACCCAATTATTGCTTATCACTCAAAATCAGAATTAAGGGGATGGAATGAGGTTTGTCGCTATCCCTCAGACTGGGAGGGTTGGCACTCATTCGACAAAAGTATGATTCAAGAGCTTTTAAACAATGGCTCTCAGGTCGTAACCTGTGGGTGGAATATGTATCAACTTGTGAATGAGAGCGTTTAAACAGTTTCTCTTGAGCCACTGTGACAGAGTGGCTTTGGATGCACTGTTGCATTATTTGAAAGGCGTTAAAAATGACTTACGATTTTGAAGACATGGTTCAGGCTTGCCGTTGGAATGCCCTACACAATGCGGCAAAGACTATGCGTGAGCATGGCGGTGGTTTTGCGGGTTCTATGGCTGAGGCTTGGCAAAAGGCAGATAAAACAAATAAGACCAGAATTGAAGAGGCTTTCCCTGATCTGTTTTTCAGGTTTATGGGTGAGTCTGATCGTTCTTACTTTGGCGACAAAATTCACTGAAAGCGTTTAAACATCATGTCTAATTTTAAAGAAACTTTGCTCGACATCTTGACTTGTATTGGGTTGGGGCTTGCCCTCTGTGTGGGTTTGATGGCTTATTTCGATATATTGGTTAAGTGAAATTCCAACGGGTAGGCTCACGGGTTGGGTCTATTCGGTGCAATGTCGCATCATTTAATAGGTGTTCAAAATGTCAGCTTTTATCGTTTCCGATTCCCACATCAACGCTCTGGTTCGCTATGCCTCAAGGCATAAGGTGGGCGTTTCCTATGGCGCAACAGTAATGCGTTTAAACGCTTTAGGCAATGAGCAAGCCGTGGCGCAGATTCTCTTTGAGGAGAACGTGAAAAGCGTCAATTATCGCTACGGAGAGAGCGAAACTACACAGATAGATTACGACCGAGGCGCACCCATTCTCACGGCTATTCAAGCGATCAAAGCGGCTCAGTGCTTGCGCTATCAATCTTGCGAACATCCAGACTTTGAGGACTCTCTGGCTTCTAAGTTTATCGAGGCGATCATCTCTAACGCAATCCCTGACTTAGAAGGTTACGACACGGCTCAATGGGCTATTTATGACAAGGTGTCAGCATGAAAAAGTTTGAAGTTCAATATGTACGAATCGAGCATCAAGTTTATTTTCTTGAGGTGGAAGCTGAAGATGAAGATGATGCCGAAGATGTGGCGCACGATGAATTCACAGGAAGCGAGAACTATAAAGTTGTTCACGCTGAAGAGTTTATTCAAGATGTAAAAGAATTGGTGGTAACAACATGAGAAAACCTCCAAGTGGGTTCAAAGCCCGATCATTTGACGAGCGAATCTGTGATCTCGACCATTTGCAATTTACGCACAAGAAACGAGCCAAACGAGGGTTTTATTATTGGTCAGAGAAAAGCCCAGACCAAATATTGCATGAGTTTCATTTGTCAGACTTTGCTAAGTGCAGAGCGTTTAAACAACTTAAGGTTCAATTATGAATAAAAAAGAAATCCAAGAACTTGCAGAAAATGCTTTGCATGAGGCTTGCAGACACATTCAGGACGCTTTAGGCGTGACAACTGGCGACACTGCGGGTTTGTTTTTCTGCGGTCAGCAAGAAGAGGAAATCCACGAAATTCTTTGCCGTTATATCGACACTGAGTTAATGGTTAAAACCTATGAAACAGAATGAAATGGACAATAAAATGACTTTTAGAACTTATCTCATTGAGTTTTACCCATACCCTGATTGTGTTCACGCTGAATATGACGAAATAAGCGCAGAATCTTTAGAGGATTCGGTGGCTGAACTTAAAAAGTATCACCCAGACGCTGAGATTTTGAACACCTACATACACACAGCGTGTTTAAACGATCTATGATTTATGCGTGTATTGCTCTAATTCTGCGAATACTTAGCGGGAAACGCTAAACTCTCAGACCCTCTCAGGAGGGTTTTTTCTTGTCTTGCGTAGGTTGCGATTGGCAAGCCCTTAAAATGGTCTAGAAAGGGCTTTTAGAGCCTTTGGTTGGCATTTCCTCGCACAATCTGCGAATGGTCTCATTCAGTGCGTCTATTTCTTCCATTTTATTGATAGCCCATGCACGTTTTTGCCCATGCCATCCCATTATTGGATTTCGGTGGCAATCGACACATAGTGCAATGCAAGTGTATTGAAGCCCTTGTTTGTAGTGGTGGGCTTCGCTTGGGGCTGATGCTTCACAGACTGAACACGGCAAAGACTTGACCCTTGCTAGGTGTAGCCTCTCCTTTGCGTTCAATTTGTTGTTCATTGGGTGGCTTTTTGCTCTATACGGGCTGAGTATTGCTCTGTTCGCCACACCTCAATGCGGGCTTGTGCCGCAGTCATGAGCCATCTAAAACGCTCTTCCTTCTCTACGGCCTCCCTGATTCCTTCAAGGATTTCGATGTATTCAGGGTGGGCATAAGCAAAGGTTTCTTGTTTTCCAAGAACTTCTGTGCCCGCTTGGCTTGCCAATTGAGCCTTGCGTGATTTGCGAAACTCCTCTAAAAACATCCTGTCAGCTTTAGCCTTTGCATAAAGTGGCGCAGTGTCGATTAGGTATTGGATTGCTTTGGTGGGTTCGTTCATACATCCTCCATTTTGTAGTTGAGTTTGTGATGCTGAAACCGCATTGCCGCCTCACACTCCAACTCTTTGAAAGATTCGTCACTCAGCAAACCGATACAGTTGCGACCCTCAAACCAAACCTCACGAATAGACTCGTTAAAGGTGGAATCATGGTCTTGCTCATATTCGTAAACGACTGTTACGACTTCGCTACCCGCACCGATTGTTGTATCAAATTCCCATGTGTTCATAATTCACTCCTGTTAAAAATTAAATGTTATCAAATTGTTTACGTAATACCATAGGGATTTACCCTAATGTCTGAATCATTCTTAAAGCGGCTTCAGGATTGTCAATTCTGCACAAAGTACCGCCACACCAATTCTCAAAAAAGTTTGCCTGTAGCTTTGTTAATCTCTTTTTAGAGTCTGTTTTGATCTCTACCAAGAAAGTATGGTTTTTATATCCCACAAGCAAATCCACAGGCAAACCAATAATCCACACAGTTGCACCAGAGGCACGAAGCACACTGACGATTTGCTCTTGATTAGCGTCAACACGGGCGGCTCTCCTCATAGTAATGTCCCATCTTTGATTCGGTTCATATATTCCCTTATGCGGTCTCTTGCACCTATGCCATAGATTCGTTCTGCTCTCTCAAGTCTGGCACGAATGAGATCACGATTTTTACTCCACTCCCAATTCCGATAAAGCTCTCTTGCCTCGGCTTGCTCAAGAATTACTCTATCGCTTGGGTTCTCAGTGTTTCTTCTACTCCAAGTCACCAGTTAACTCCAGTGCTGTATTTATCAGGTGTAAGGGGTAAGGAACACCCTCTTTCACTCTGTCCAAAAGTCTCATTGCTTCAAAGTAGTTCATACAAATAAAAGTTGTTGGGTTTTTACAGTTGTTCCAGAGTCGTATCTCTGTGAGTTGCCTTTGGGATACGGCATTACTTCGTATTTCAACTTAGATCGCATGACTTTTTTGTCAGTCTTTGACCCGTGAAAGATGATGTAACGATGCTTCCTAGATCGTTCGACATAGTAAAAATCATCACCATGACGCTCTTTTATCTCGGATAAGGTCAGGCCATCGCCAATAGTTTTAGCGTGTTTATGCTCTTGTCCTTTAATTGTCCAATCAATTCTGTTTGCTGATAAACCCGTGTACAGAAAATTGGTGGCTTGATAAACGTAGCCAACATGACCTTTGCTTGTGTCGGCAAATGAAACAACAATCATTGGTTTTGGCAATAACTTAATTGAGTTCGCAACCAAGAATGATGCTTCGTTTTTATGGTTGTCCAACAAGCAGACTCGGTTTAGCTCTAAAACTTTGTCTGAGTATTCTTTGCCACAGATTCCCATGCAAAGTGGTGGTGAGGCGGGAATCCCATAAGTCACTACGCCAACCAGAATGTCATCTTTATAAAGCCCAAACGCAAACATTATCTGCGGCATCCGCTTGGCATAGTGTTTTTCAAGCAACCAAGGCTCAACTTCAAAGTTGTTTATTGGCAACACTTTCATGCGCTTTTCCTCAACTGAGCCATCTTTGCTAAAACTTCTAGCGGAATAGGTGCGGCTTTAAGGTCATCAGCTTTGATCTTTTCCAAAGCGGCATCAGGCTCATTCTTTGAAGGAACTGTGAGCCTAACAATGTCTGCGGGGTTTGGTTTAACAACCCAATCAGCTTTGAATGCTTGCCAACCACGAACTACACATTCTTCCAAGGCTTTCTCTAGCGACCAACCAATCTTTTGCGCTTCGCTTGAAATTGCATCAATAGCTCTATGAGTTATCGGTGCTCTTTTGGCTTTCCTCAAAGTTTTGAATTCTTGCCAAACAGAATTAGAAACGCCTTCAGGCGGTGCAACGCTAGTTGTTCTTTTCTGTATCTGTTCTGTATCTGTATCTGTATCTGTATCTATAGCGTTACTTGGGCGTTTCTGTAACGTTTCAGCAACGTTACTTACCTTTTTCTTTTTATTACGATGCTTCGCAACCCGCATGGTGCTTGAGTCTGAGACAAATTGACGTTTATCCCAATTAAGCAGATTCCAATGTTTATCAATGAAATTCTTGCTGATAAACAAGTCTTTAGTTTCATTCAATTCGCTTGTGGATAACCTAAGTTGAAACGCTATTTCTGTTTCATGTAACGTTTCAAGAACTTCGCTACATCGGAGGCACATGAGCATGACATAACGTCTTTGCATTGCCTCTGAAAGCATTTGAATTTTTGGGTCGTGTGCGAACTCTGAATAGAGCCTAAACCAAGGATTAGCCATGATGTGTACCGCTTTTTAAACACCCTTAAAGGAATTGCCAGCAGGAGAAGGGATAACTCTTTTCGATGCGCTCATGACTTCGCACCTAGCTGGATTCCATAATATCAAACTAATTCTACTTTGTAAACTTAAATAAATTGATTATTTGTGATTTCTTTAGTGAAATTAGGATTGCCATTGAATAACCTTCTGGCTTGATTGTTCATCACCGCATACTCAGACTTAGTAAAAATACCCTTGGCATTGCGTACATCAAAGGGATTTAGCTTGTCATAAGGCTCATCATTGGCGGCTTTTGTAGCCTCAATCATGTGCGGCTCTAAGGTGTATTTTTGTATCCAAGAACGGCCTAACTTAATCTTTTTAGTTGTCAATTGCTTTTTGCGAAACATCTTCTTACAGGCTGCAACAATTGAAGTCCTTGGGATGCCCGTCAGGTTCTCCATTTCATAGGATGTTAGCGATCCATTTTGCAGACATTTGATGATGGCTTCTTGAGTCATTTGTATAGGTTCTCCAGGTTGATTGGGCGGTTTAGATGGAGTTCTAGGGTTCTAGCAAGTAGAGCAGTTACAGAGGCGGTAAAGTCCTCTGGCTCGTCCACATAGACACTAGCCATTCGGTTTGCGTAGCCCTGTAGGGTTTCGGCACAAGTTTGTTCAAGTTGTTCGATGTTCATACGAGTAGCCTAGCATGATAAAAAAGTTGCGTAAATTAGGGAAAACCCCTATGTAAATTCTGGAATCCATGTGGCACATTAGTGGTGTGGGCAACAAAAAACCCACATTTTAATAAACTAACAGGAGTGAATATGAAGACGTTATTTGAACAGTACAGAGAGCAGTTTGCAGATATTTTGTACTGCTGTTACTGCTTAGAACCAAAAGGCGAAAGCTACAGATGTTGCGATGAGAACCACTTTATCGAGTTTAAAGACTTATATATTGAGGATCAAAAAGAAATCATCGAAGCTGAATTAGATCAAAATACTTAAGGAAATATCATGGGCGTACATAAAAAACTGATGGATGCAAGGATTCTCTTGCAACAAGCACCACTCAAGAAGTCAGGCCACAACAAGTTTGCGGGCTATTCTTACTTCGAGTTGGGTGACTTTCTGCCAACAATCAACCAAATCTTTTCAAGGGTCGGTCTGTGCGGTGTTGTTTCGTTCGATAAAGAACTTGCAACCCTGACCATTACCGATACTGAAGACAGTACAGAGATCAAGTTGACAAGCCCTATGGCAGATGCCAATCTAAAGGGCTGCCATCCCATCCAAAATCTTGGTGCGGTAGAGACTTATACCAGGCGGTATCTGTGGGTTTCAGCAATGGAAATTGTTGAGCACGATGCCTTAGATTCTTCTGCTCCACTAAAGGAAGATAAGTTAATCATTAGCCCGACTCAAGGCGCAATGGATAATATTCCTCCAGATGAGGTGCAGTATTTACAAGAGATGGCAGTTGAATTGATTGCTACTTGTGAGCAAGGTGACCCCAAGGCAGCTTGGGATAAGCTGGAAGGAGAGAACCTAGATTCAGAACAAAAAGTGGCTCTATGGACACTCCTTCCTAGTAAAGTGCGTGCAGCGTTAAAGAAAGCAAAGGAAATCTAAATGGAAAAACGTGATAACAGTGGTGTTTTATTCCGATCAGATAAGAAAGAAAATGATCGTGCGCCTGATTACAAAGGGAACATAACTGTAAATGGTCAGGATTACTGGCTATCTGCATGGATTAAAGAGGGCAAGTCAGGTAAGTTCATGGGTTTAGCAGTATCACCTAAAGAAGACTATCAGCCCAAACAAGCCCCTAAAAAGGCTAGTTTTGAAGACGAAGACCTGCCCTTCTAGGAAAAACAAATGTATTTTGCTATCAGTCCAAATTCTTATGTAGGACATGGAGAGTCACCATATCTTGCACTTGAAGATTTAAATGATGTAGACCATGAATCTCATTGTTTGACAGATGTTGTTTTTTACAGAGGGCAAAAGATCAATGTTACTTTGGAAGAAGTACCAACAGTCGTAGTTGTAAAAACAACCAAAAAAAAGTAAACTTTAACTGAGGGGAGAGCTGTGCAAAGGATTTTCCTAGCTTGCAGACGAGCAGTTTTCCCCTCACCCAATAGGAGTTAATAAATGAATGATGTTTTTGGAAGCATGAAAGAGTCAATGGAGAGATTCTTTGGTACGCCAGCGTTTAAACTGGCTAGAAGAGAAGACCCTGTAACGAGTCATCAGGCGGCTCAAGCAGTTGATACCACCAAGCTAGAAACAATGGTCTATGAGGCCATTAAGAGCTTCCCAGACGGGTGTATCTCAGACGAGATACTAGCGATGTATCCAAACTACCCATATTCCTCTATAACAGCAAGGTATCGTGCTTTGTTAGACAAGGATTTGATTGAAGTTTCGGGGGTCAAACGAGGTCGGTTTGGCAGAAATCAACGAATTATGAAGGCCAAGTAATGCTAGAAAAACCACCGCATTCCAAGATTAGTTATCCATCGGTAGCAACAAAAGACTTCAAATGGGAGTCTGGATCAGACGTTCAGGCATTATGGAGAAAGCATGGATGGTGTCCACCAAGCGAAAAGATGCTGCCACCACCACCCGAGAAGGTGATGGAATTAAGGAGAGTTAGATGAGCTATGCCGATATTGAAATAAAGATAATCCAATGGGCAGAGGCTCGAAAGATTATTCCTAATAGCAACCCAGAGTCTCAGTTACTCAAGGCGGTCTCTGAAATAGGAGAGCTTGCAGATGCCACAATTAAAAAGGACAAAGAAGCTATTGTGGATTCTGTTGGTGATGTCATGGTTTGCCTTATTAACTACTGCGCTTTGCAAGACATCAATCTGGTAGACTGCATGGAAGTTGCATACGATCAGATTAAGAATCGACGGGGTATAATGAGCAAAGAAGGCATTTTTCACAAGGATTAAATATGCGTGGTATTGCTCAAGATTTGATTGGTATGAGAAGCGGAAGAATTGTTGTTATTGACGGCCCATTTAAGAGGGATGGGATGGTTGGTTACTTCTGGCAATGTAAATGTGACTGTGGAAATATATTGAAAAATTTTATAGTCACGAATTCGATTACTACAAAAAAAACAAAAAGTTGCGGTTGTTATCAGCTTGAGCAAGTCAAAAAAGCCAACAAAACACATGGCGAAACAATGGGTAGAACAAGGACAAGAACATACAATTCTTGGCGATCTATGTGGCAGCGATGTACTGATGTTAATCACAAAAGCTATTCTTATTACAAAGATAAGACCCCTGTTGATAGATGGAAATCGTTTGAATGTTTCATGGAAGATATGGGCGAGAGACCTCTTAATACTTCTATAGAAAGAATTGATAATTCAAAATCATACAGTCCAGATAACTGCAAATGGGCAAGTATCAGCGAACAACAACAAAACAGAGATACGAATATATTTTTAGAAATTGACGGCAAAAAAGTTTGTCTTAAAGAGGCTTGTAGAATTAAAAATGTCAAATATAGTAGAGCAAAAGCAAGGGTATCTCATGGGTGGAATCCTTTAGATGCTATTATGCTTCCAGCCTTTTCAAGGAAAGGGCATACTATTGCCAAACGGCGTGTTCCAGAAGACACTTGACTGACACAAATTAAGCCTAGTATTTCATTGCAACAATTGGTTGCTTCAGGAGAACATCATGAAATTTGAAATGGAATTTGGTTGGATAGGCAGTGAGAAAGTTACAGTTGAAACCCATGACTTCGAGAAGATTCAAATCATTCAAGAATTTATCGAGTTCCAAGAGGAAAATGGTTGGGCAGTTGACTATGAAGCAATTGACTGTGATGAGGATGAATTTGAAGAAGACGCAGCAGAGAAAGTAATTGTTGCTGGTTTAGACGATAGCGAATAAGCTACTTTGCCAACAGATAAAGACCTATATTTGAACTAGCGTAACCTGCATAGACAATCGCCATGTGCGGGTTACCCTTCATAAACTGCTCTACTGCAATGTATGCGTAGATCAAGCCTGTTAAAGCAATTAGCCAGGCACTCAAAATGCACCTACATCAATCACTTCACCCCTAAACTGAATCTGATCCTCATCAAATTTATGGACGAGTTCAGGCCATAAAAGCTGACCATTGAAGAAGTTTAACACTGCAAAGCCCGATCTGTGGTTACTTGGGTTTATCTCAGCATAAGTAAATTGTGGCCCATCAGTTTCAGCCAAAGTCCCCGTATCCACACCATACCGAACCCCGTTATAGTCGCTAAAAGGGGTCACTTTAAGGCTATGAAGGTGTCCAGTAACTACTGACACACCTGCATTGACAGTATTGTTGTGAGTGGCGTGAATACCATTTTTGTAACGATGCTTAACAATTACGTTATCTGTAGGCCATACTGCCCAACAGAAGTCCCACTCGGTAATGTGGTCTGTCAGCTTAAAGCCCTGTACCTCTTTAAACTGTGGTGCGTGTTGCGCCAATCTATTGCCAAACCGAATATCGTGATTGCCCCATGTAAACAGGAGCTTTACATTGTGTCTCGCTGCTTTAGCAGTTTCCTCTATCTCACCCAACGCACCTTGCGTAGCTTTTAACTCTTGGATAACAGAAGTTTGTGGTTGGTCAGTAACGTCATGCCGTGATATAGACGCTCCATCAAAGGCATCCCCGTTACATATCACCGCATGAGGCTTGAACTCTTGGATAGCCCATAGAAGTCCTTTAAATGCCGTTGTACGCTGACTTGGGATGAAGTGGGCATCTGAGAACACAATCACACATGAATCCAACATCCCAAGTTTTACTTGTCTTAAAGGAGAGAAGGATTTAGGTCTGTTAACGGCATAGTTAGCACCACGATGGTCTTTTGCGATTAGGGTAATCTTGTGGTTTTCCTCAATCCACCTTCTACGCAAATGAACTGCTCTATTGGGTATTCCAAGGTGTTTGGCTATTTCAGTTGCAGATTGAAGTTTCTCCCATAGTTGGATGAACTCCATATCCGTACACGTTTCGTTATGTGAACCCATTGGAATCCCTTGAAAGTAACTTTTCTAGCAGATTGATGACTCTATGCTCTTGCATCTCTACCTCATCCTGAGATGATTTAGGGTCTTGAGCCACAGTCATTAAGTCGTGCAGAAACACATGAAGTAACTCATGTAAAGCAGTCTGATCCAGAGATTCTGGTGTGATCTTCTCAGCACCAAAATCACCCAATCTGTAAGTAGCCAATCGAGCTGAAGCATTGAACTCCACAGAAGCCATAGCAGCCTTTGCCGCCTTGCTTCCCTTCTCTATTCTCCAATCACCAAGGCTAAGTACTTGTTGCCACTTCTTAACACTTTGTGCAAACAGTTGTGATTGTTCTGGCGTAGGAATGTTAGGCATTTCAACACCTTATACAATGTTTATGACAATTTAATTTAACAAGGCACACTCAGCAACTCTGCGCTTTGTCAGACCTGCTAGAACTTTACCACCGCCTTTGTTCCACAACATTAGTTGTTCTTTAGCACCTTCCCAATCAGAAGCATTGATTTTCCGCTTGAGAGTTGATGTTTGTAGTCTGCCAATACCAAGGTTGTAAACGAAGTCAACAATGGCATTGCACTTGCGTTCATCTGTCAAAAGGATCGGACAGTTTCTTAGAACACCTGGTAGGTAGGTATGTTCCAATTCGTGCATCAAAAGAACATGAGCCTCCTCTTGTGTCGTTGGAGGGTCATTTAAAGTAACCTTCACCCCATTGGCATAGTAAGTAGACCCATAGCCAATCGTGGCTACGTTAGCGGGGCAAAGGTAGGGCTTAGAACGAAAGCCCTCAAACCTTTTACATAGTTCTGCTGCCAGTTCTAAGTTCATAACCCACGCTTAGACAGAGTTCTATCAAGAAACCAGTAGTTAATAGTTCCTGATAGCAAAGCAGAAAAGTCTGGTGTCATCATTGTTTTGAACACTTCAACGGCTGGCGCACCACCTAACCATGCGTTCCATGCAAACCAAACATGAATGAATGACCATACGAATAGTACCCAATATGTTACTACTGGACGCACAGAAGCTGAAAGTGAAGCTACCCATCCACCAGCGGCTTTAACCATCGTTGCTTGTTGTTCTATGGCTGATTGAAAGGCATTCATGACTCCTACGTCAACAGCGGCTTCACGTTGAGCACCAATCTCAGCTAATTTTTGCTGACCACGTTGAGCCTCCAAGTCGCATTGGAACTTGAACATATTGAGTTCATGAGAGCGTTCGTTCTTCTTATCCATCCATTTAAGAACTTCAGGGGCTAGTCGAAACACCCCACCAAAGATTGATCCTAAGATTCCACCAGATAACATTTCAAACATGGTTATTCCTTACATTTAGATTTTTCGTCATTCTGACTGAGCTTGATACCACTCAGGAAGCCAATCATGCCTCCGATAAGAGTAGAAAAAGCGGGTGAAATCATCTTGAATATTTCCCCGTTGTCCACTTCTTTTGCCCAAAGTCCAAGCATAAAGCTGATTACCATAGCCAAAACAGAGATGCACAGGGTTGCGCTTACCATTAGCGTCACCCAAAGGGTTAGTTTTTCTTTCACTTCTATCTGTGGTTTCTTTATTCTGACTATTGGTTTTCTGGTCATACATAAACATCCAGTTTGCGGTTAGTAAAAATCTCAAGACTAAGTTGATTGCGCTCTGCTTTCTTCACATACAACTCAAACTCAAGTTCATCAATTTTGATTTCCATTTTATGCATCTTCAGAGCCTGTTTGTACTCTTCATCAAGACGTTCAGCGCTTCTTTCAAGCGCATCTGTCCTAGTTGGATACTCTGGTGCTTCCACCATTGGATACCATTTGTATAAAGGCGGTATCACTTCTTTTCCCTCTCAAGTGCCTCTTTGTATCCAAGAACCACCAATCCCCTTAACTGATGCGAATCAGCATTTCCTGCCCATTCACTCAAGTTATTCCAGATTACTCTAAAGTCGGAACTTTTACATAAGTACTGATGTTTTGTAAGCCACTCAGTCATCTGTTTGTACCTCTCAGTAGGGTCATGCACACCCCAAGCAATTGAGTAAAACTCACGCACACTACATAGGTCTTTCCCTGTAGATTGAAGCGATAGAGTTAAAACAAGTGCTACTAGCCATCTCACGGGTACGCCCAAATTATGATGTAACTACAAAAGACAACAAAGCAAGTGATACAGATTGCCGCAACAAATGCTTCGGCAAAGTCTCTCATTATTGTGGCTCAACAGACCAATCGATACTACTTGGAGACACAACAGGTTGTTGCTCTTGTTTGCCATAAACCATCTGATTAACTTCTGTCAGATATTCATTGTCAATAATTCCTGATTTGTTTAGCATATTCGCAATCTTTGCTCCTGCCGCGCCAGCAAAAACAGGACTTTTTTGAGCTTTAGAAAGCATGGCTAAAGCATCCATTCCTTCTTTGTTTGTCAAAGCCTTAGAAATAATCTTTGGTGTTAAATATAAAGCACCAAGAGCTGCTATAGATGGCAATAGATTATTTGATACTTCTTCTGGAAAAGCTAAAAAAGCACCGCCACTAGCTATTGCCGCAGTTCCAGCTGTTGCCGCAGCACCAATAAGTCTAGAACGTAAAACAGTTGATCCCGCACCTTCTTCTAAGCCGTATTTAGCCGCATTTGCAATGTCAAGCAATTGTTTACGAGTATTTGCATCTCTAAAAAGATAATTAAATCCTTCTTTAAATGTTTTATCGTCTAACTTTTTAACAAATGTCTCAATTCCATCGGGAGAACCAAACATCTTATTGATATAACCATATTGCAATTCACCTAACAGACCTTTGCTTTGCTCTTTAGGAAGATACTTTTGCATCTCAACAAGAGCTTTATTTACATCTTGCAATCTTTCTGGTCTATCAATGTTAAAAAGATACTCTCCAACTGCTGATGGTTCACTCTTAATGGCAGTTTTCATTGCGCCACCATAAAGACCATCTAAAGCGTTTTTATAGCCTTGTTGGGCATTAAAATAATTGCGTAACATTTCATTGTTTTTAGCATTTGCTTCAGTTGTAGGCAAATTTAACTTAGACAATTCGTCAATGTTGTATTCTTTAAACTGACCTTGGCGTAGACCTGCGGGCTGGTCAATTCCACCAACTAAACCAAGTCTACGAGCTGCATCCTTTTGTTCTTGGCTACCAAATGTGATAACTGCAATGTTATCCATATTGTTACGAAGACCTTGGGCATACTTTTTATAATATGCCTCAAGAGTTGTTGCTGGAACACCCTCTTTTACCGATTCTCTAGCACTTGTCAAGAAATCACTTCTTAAATCATGTGCTGTGCTAAATGAAATCTTGTCTTCTTGTGCCAATATTTGTTCAAGAACTTTTCTCTTATCTTCTGCGGATGAAGACATTGCCTTATTTTTGTTAAGACGATCAAGTTCTTCTTTTGCAGAAGTTTTTAATGGTGTCAAATCAACCAATAAGCCATCACCTTCTTTTTCAACTTGTTCGTAAATTGGACGATATTTAGCCTTCATTTCTTTGTCAGCTACTTCAATAGCAGTTTGCCAACGATTGCCTAAAGTCATTTGTGTTGGATCGCCTTGTTTTAATGCTTGTAAAAACACATCAGATGTATCTAGTGTGTTCTTAACTTCATTAACACCTTGCTCAAGTGCTTTTTTAACATTTGCTTGTTGTTCTGCAAAATCTTTAGCACCAGTTGTAAATTTAAGAGTTCCCTCTATGGCTTCTGTGCCAATGTCGCCAGTTAATTGACCACGAGTTAAAGTTGCACCTTCTCTAGAAGATAACCACTCTTGCGCGGCTTTACGGGCAGCCCCTTCTTCTGTATCAAATAAACCTTGTTTTAATCCAGATTTATTAAGGCCAGTTTTAATTGTTTTACCAAGTACATTAAAAACAAGATTTCCACCAAGATCAAAAGCGGCATTCTCAATGTTATTGGCAAGTAATTTCATGCCAGTTTCTGAACTAACAATATTTTTACCTGTTAACAATTGCTCAGCAAAAGTGCCAGCAGTTGTTCCCATTGCCGAACCAGCTAAAGACGGAATATATGGACGAGCTATAGCGGGTGCGGCTTGCGTTAATCTTGAAATTGGTGCGGCAAACCTTGATTGAGGCATTGCAAGAGCCGCTATTCCACCAATCAATCCACCCGCTTGAGGCAAAGAAGTTGGTTGGTCAATTGGCAATACTTCTAATGGTAAAGAAACAAAAGGATTTAATGCTTTAGCAAGACCAACCCTAGTTATATTTAGTTCTTGTTGTTTTCTTGCCTCTTCTTCACGAGATGGGCCTGCTTTCATTTCTTGAGGAGCAACACTCCAATCTATTTCTGCCATGTCAACTCCTTAGAGGCTAAGTTCTTGTTTCAGTTTTGCGGCTTCAGTACGCTCTTCAGGTGTGATTGTCTTGTTAAGATATTTCTTTTCATAATCACGATACTGCTGAATTTTCTGATAATTCTTACCTTGTGCCAACTTAGCATTAAAGTTAGTACGCTCATTATCAGGAAGATTAGCCATTTGCTCATACGTTTTAGTCTGAGAAAGCATTTCATCTTTAATTTGACCAACCAAACGTAAAATTGTTGGAAGTTCTTGCTGAAGATTAAACTTACTTTTGAGCAATTGATCCAATTCTTTATTAGATTGACTACCTGGGAATACTTTGGCAATCTGCTGAACAACTTGAGCAGAGATGGCATCACCAAACTCAGTATCTGTTGCACGATCACTAACTTTTACACCTAATGCAGACAATCCTTTGCTTAAAGCTAGTTTGTAGTTTTGACCAGCACCTGTAAACGCATTACTTACTGTGTCTTCAACAGTTTTTAGTTTACTAATCAATGGAATTGTAATTGTGTAAGCCTCTCCTGCTTGACCAAATGCTTTAGCAGCGTCTTCACGTTCTCTGGATTGAAATACTTTCTGAAGAACATCACCAAGAGGTATCTGAATTGCCTGTGCACCTGCTTTTTTGGCAGAAATATTTTCATTAAACAAAGCTGTATTTACTTTACCAACTTGTTCAGATGAATAATCACCATATTTAGATTTTTCACCAAATCCAAGTTCAACAGCTTTGGAAATAAATGATGCTTCTGGCTTAACCATCTTATCAATAACTTCCAACTCGCCTTTTCCTGCCGCCCAGTTGTCAACGCTTTTAGGTAAAAATTTGCCAGTTTTAAGCAAATCAAAACCTTGTTGAGTTTTAGGTGTTAAGTATTGTTTTAACAAATCAGCATTAGAAGCAATTGCAGTAGCTTGAGTTTCTTCCATGCCAAATTGAGACATCAATTGCCGAACCTGACTTTGTTTGGTTAAATCTTCAGATTGTACTTTTGTTGTTTCAGCACTAAGTTTTCTTGTCTCTGCCTCTGACTTTAAGCGATCTTGATTTTGTTTTGCAATAGTTTGTGATTGCATAGCAAGAGCTTGTGCCGCTTGAATATCACCAGTTCGAGTAAACAAATCAACACCACGAGCAAGTGATGCGGGGTTTGTTAAATCAAGTTGTTGAATAATCTGTTGACGTTGGCTAATCATCTTAAGTTGTGGGTCTTCTATGCCCATAGCACCACCTAAAGCAGTACCAAAGCCTTTAGCACCCGCATAGGTCATAGCCGCACCACGAGCAGAAGGGTCTAGTTGTGCAAGGTTAATACCTTCTTGTAGAGCATTAACGCGTTGTTGCTCACCATACATTTGTGGGTTCATGCCAAACAGACCCGCTACGATATTACTTTCTGCCATGATAATTCCTTAGAAGTAAAGCGAACCGAAGTATTCGCCTGTCGATGGGTCTATACCAGTTCCATATTGTCCATAACTGAAGCCACTTGTTGCGGGTTGACTACCAAATAATCCGCCTACTACTTGACCAAATACGGGAGAAGCAGTTAAGCCGCCTAAAGCCGTTGCATAAGGATTGGTAGTAGCCGCAGGGCTTGTAGCTAAAGCGGTACTTAATTTAGCACCTCCTAAGCCCAATTGACCAACATTAGAACCCGCTTGAGCCGCTTGTTGAGCTAGAGCCGCACTCATAGTGAAGGGTTGTTGTGCCGCAGTCTCCAATCCTTGAACTTGTCCCAAAGCAGTTGTATAGGGCGTATAAGCGGCTTGCTGACCACCATAATACTGACCCATAGTCTGAGCACCTTGGTTAAGCAATCCCGCGCCAAAAGTAACTTGCTGTTGACCATACTGTTGGGCATTAGCCGCCAATTGAGCCTCTTGTTGAGCACGAGCATTATATAAAGCCTGTAATTCAGGAGTAGTAGCACCCATAGTGCCACCTTGAGCTACAGAAAGACCACCACGACCTTGTTGTTGGAGTCTGTTTTGCAGATTAGCAAGTTCAGTCTCTCTACCTGGTTGCAATAGAGCCATCTGCTGATTGAGATAATTCTGAGCAACATCTTGAGGATTCTGAGCCAAATATTTATTGCCCAAACCAAACAAACTTTGTGCGCCTGTTTGCAAAGGAGCAAATTGAGCTTGTGCGCCTTCAGCTTGTTGCAGACCAGACTCAGCCAACTTAACCAAGCGGTCTTGAGCGTTCTTAGCTTCAGGGCTTAGTGTGTATCCTGCGCTAGTCAATTGACCTGTAACAGGATCAACTGCAAACTGTGAAGTACCAAACCTAGTGGTCATGCCAACAGGACGGAAAGCCGCAGACTGTTTAGCCGCAAGAGTCTCAGCCTCAATCATTGCTCTTGCTTTATCAGCCGCTTCTTTTGAAGTCTGTTGTTGCAGAAGACCTGCCGCAGTTTGTGCGCCTGTCTGGACTAGATTACCTAGATTAGTTTTATTACCAAGAACAGTATTTAAAAGACCAGTTCCAACTACTTTACTCAAATCAGTAATCTTGCTTAAGTCTGTCAGTTTACTTAAATCTGTCACTTTGCTGAGATCAGTTACCTTACTCAGATCAGTTACTTTACTTAAATCTGTTACCTTGCTTAAATCTGTTACTTTACTTAAGTCCGTCACCTTGCTTAGATCAGTGACTTTACCTAAATCAGTAACTTTACTTAGATCAGTAACTTTGCTTAAATCAGTTAAACCACTAGCACCAGCATTAGCCAACTCAAATTGAGTAGCCGCATCTGCTGCTAATTTAGACGCTACAGAATCAGCAGTAATACCAGCTTCTAAACCCGTTAGAAGTCCGCTACCACCAGTTAGGTTAGTCAAAGTTGAAACATTTGCACCAGTAGCTAAAGCATTGGCTAAAGAAGTTGCACCCGCAGAGCCACCAGCACCGCCAAGAGCCAAGTCTAGTTGAGCAAGTTCAGCCGCAGTCATTCCTGCTGTTCCAGCCGCTGCACCCGTAGCCGCACCACCAAATAGACCACCCGCAGCCGCACCACCTAAAGCGGCTAAAACTACTGGGTCTTTAAAAGCATCTACCAAACCACCAATAAATGATTGTTCTTTTTTAGTTTTAACAGTATTTACCAAGTCACCATCAGCACTGTAAATATTTACTGGTGTGCCAACAGGAGTTTTATAGTTAATATCACCATTAGATTTGGATGATGCAAAACTCTCAAGCTCACCAATTTCTTGTGTTTCACCAGAACCAATGGTTCGATACTGAGGAACAATAACAGTGTCGCCAAGCGTTACTGATGAACCTGGAGGAACAGTAGCCGCCACACGAGCCGCTACTTGTCCCTCTGGTAAACCAACAGCTTGAGCCATCTGAGCAGGAGAGACTCCATATTGCTCCATAGCCGCAACAATGTCGGCATCACTCATGCCTGGATTAGCAAGCAAGAAATCTATAATTTGACGACTTGTTACGGCCATGATGTTTACTCCGCTTCTTTAGGAACTTGCGCTTCAGCCTGTTCTTTAATCTTTACGATAAGAGGCCACACGCCACTACTCGAGGGCAGTTGCCCTAAAGTTTGTAATACAAAGTTAATCTCGTTAACGTCTAGCTCTAAATTCATCATGCACTCCAAGGCAAAGGCTGTGAGGATGGGCTGACTGGTGGTGTGATCATTGAGTCGATCTGTCCTTGAACACACGCTTGTGCGCTTGCAATAGCGTCAGCGGGAATCCAACCAATGACAATTGCTTCTGTGAGACTTGCATAAGGAGTTATTGCACCCTCTTGGTCAGCAGAGTTAAACTGAGTGTTGCCACCGATAGAGGCAGTGTTAGTGCCATCTACGCCAGTGACTTCATACAGTACGTTTACAACGTAATCTGGCTCAGGTGTATTGAGCGTGTACATCGAGGTGATGCGAGTGGTAAATGTTGTCATGTTCAAGCCTCAGTAGGGTTGTAAGGTTGTGGAGATGTCTGAGTCCAAGCGTATGTAGCAATGTTGAGGTAATAAGCCTCATCCAATACTGTTGATGCTTGTGGGTCATTGGGTACTAGAGTTGTACGCCAGTAAGTTGTTGAGATGACAACTCCGTCTTTTAAAACATCTGTGCTTTTGCGAACACCAATGCAACCATTAGGCTGAATGTCAAACTGAGAGATGTAAACGACTTCGGTAAATGTGGACATGATTGTTTCCTATAGGTTAAATATTTGACTAAGCCATCCGACTTAGTTAAGTTACTTCATAAGTTATGGTTCCGTATATTGCTGAAGTATTAGTAAAATTTGTGTTTGTTACAGCCGAAAAACTTGACGCGCCATTTGACCTTAAATACAAACTTGAATCACTCCAAGCCATGCAATATGTTCCAGTTGGCATTAAAGTCATATTATTTTCTCCAACCACAGTACCAGCGTATGCTGGATTTGCGCCACCATTATTAAATGAAGCAAATGGCAATCCACTAATATTTGCGTTACCTGTTGAAGAACCTTTGCTGGTCAAAATGATTGAAAAAGAAACAGTAACAATTCTTCCAACTTTTGTATATCTTCCAACCCTAATAGTGTCATAGGTAATTCCTGTAGTCCCACCATTAAAGTTTAGTGTAGGTGTCCAAGTCCCTTCTTCATAATCATCCAACGTATTAGCGTCTGTAGATGCTGATTGAGTTGCGGGGAATGCAATACCAGTACCAGACGATAAAGTTCCACCTTGAAGCGCAAAGGTCTGTGCTGTTTTAGTAGATGCTACGATGTTTCCATCACCATCAGACAGAACAACAAAGTTGCTACCTGTTTGGCTGATAGGTGCGGCAGAACCTGTGTAACCACCAATAATGACGTTTTTAGAGCCAGATGTTACTGCATAACCACAACCATTGGTTGCGTCATTAGTACCAATAAAAGTATTACCAGTACCAGTTGTTGCCAATTGACCTGCGGCTGTTCCAACAAATGTGTTATTACCACCAGATGTTTTAGTTAATCCAGCATTTACACCAATGAATACGTTTCCATTGCCAGTAGCGGCATAACCAGCGGCGTAACCTATAGCTACGCTTCCAGTACCTGTGGTGTTTGAATACAAGGCTTGATAACCAACCGCAGTATTTTGAGCACCCGTACTATTGGTGTACATCGCCTGATAACCCATTGCTGTGTTATTGGAGGCTGTGGTGTTAGCTTGGAGGGATTGGTAGCCCATTGCCACGTTGCTTGCACCAGAACTAACATTAGCAAGCGCAGATGGCCCAACGCCCACATTGTACGAACCCGTAACATAGTTAGAGTTTGTGTTAAACATGGCTTGCCAACCAATAGCCGTGTTGTATGTACCTGTAGAAATTGACGCACCCGCACTACGCCCGATTGCCGAGTTGAAACTGCCAGTAATGTTGTACCCAGCACCTGTACCAAGTATGGTTAAGTCTGTGCCTACAGTATTTAAATATCCAGACTGATAACCCACGGCCACGTTGTTACTAGCGGTTGTGTTGGCTTTTAAAGCCTCATAGCCCACTGCTACATTGGTTGAACCAGATGAAGTTGTGTAACCTGCTGAAGCCCCAAGAAAAACATTAGAAGAACCACTTGTAAGTAGGTATCCAGACGAAGCACCAAATGCTGAGTTTCCATCTCCTGTTATTCCTACGCTACCAGAACCAGATAACCAACCTACATAAGTGCTGTTATTTCCCGTGGTCACAGATTTACCTGCGGCTTGACCCACGGCTACGTTATTAGGGCCAGTGTTGTTATAAAGAGCTTGATAACCAACAGCAGTTCCACCATTGTTACCTGTATTATTTGCTGTGTATAACGCTTGATAACCAACTGCTGTTTGGTTTACGCCAGTTGAACTTGTGTAAAGAGACTGATAACCTACTGCCGTGTTGTTATTTGCTGAAAGATTTAAGTTAAGTGATTGATACCCAACGGCAACATTTGATGAGCCAGTTGTATTTGTCTGCAATGCCTCTGTTCCAACTGCAACTGAATAATTGCCAGATGTGTTTGCCTTTAAAGCATTAAATCCAAAGCCATTAAGAGCATTACCTAAATTTGCATTGCCCGCTTGAAAGCCAAAAAATGAGTTGTATGCCCCTGTGCTGTTATTTGCCAACGCACTAGTACCCACCGCAGTATTTGATGACACAGCGCCCGCACCACGACCAACAGTCAACAAGTTAATTGTTCCTGTTGTAGTCAGGGTTGTAAAAGCACCAGTATTCGCTGTAGTAGCACCCACAGTACCATTGATGTTGATAGAGGCTGTACCTGTTAGATTAGTTACAGTACCGCTAGAGGGTGTACCCAATGCACCATTAAACAATACTGGCGCACCAGCAGAGCCTGTATTTACCGCTAGAGCAGTAGCAATGCCAGTTCCTAAACCAGAAACACCAGTGCTAATTGGCAAACCAGTTGCATTAGTTAATGTTGCGCTTGTTGGAGTACCAAGAATAGGGGTAACAAGTGTCGGGCTTGTTGCAAAGACGTTAGCACCACTACCAGTTTCATCCGTCAAAGCCGCAGCCAAATTAGCTGAACTAGGAGTTGCTAGAAAGGTTGCTACACCTGTACCCAAACCAGACACACCTGTTGAAATCGGAAGACCTGTCGCATTTGTCAGGGTTGCACTTGTGGGTGTTCCCAATATTGGAGTCACCAAAGTTGGTGATGTTGCAAACACATTTGATCCACTGCCAGTTTCGTCTGTCAAAGCAGTAGCTAGTTGAGCAGATGTGAATGAACCCAAAGAGGTTGCATTGCCAACAGAAGTGACTGCACCTGTTAAGTTAGCGTTAGTCGTTACATTACCCGCAGTCAAACCAGAAGCAGTGCCTGTGATGTTTGTGCCTACCAAGGCTGATGGAGTGCCTAAAGCGGGGGTTACCAAGGTTGGGCTTGTGGCGAACACCAAAGAACCCGTACCTGTCTCATCAGTAACGGCAGAGATTAGATTGGCAGATGATGGCGTACCCAAGAAGGTAGCCACGCCTGTACCCAAACCACTTACACCCGTAGAGATTGGCAGACCTGTAGCATTTGTTAACACTGCGGAACTCGGTGTTCCAAGGGCGGGGGTTACCAGTGTTGGCGAGTTTGACAACACTACATTGGTTGTACCTGTTGAGGTAGTTACACCAGTACCACCATTGGCAACAGGTAGAGTTCCTGTAATGTCAGCAGTAGAAAGAGTGACTGCATCCCAAGTAGCATTAGTGCCATCAGTTTGAAGATACTTGTTTGCGTT